AACAGGTGGCGGTGCCGGTGGTGCTGTAAGACTTGTTTATGGTTACACAAGTAGTGATGTTCAGTCAAGTTATCCAAGTAATGCAGAAGATTAGGAGAAATAAGTGTATATTAGACAAATAGTTGGCGGTTCTCCAAGTGGAGATGTTATACAATCAAAATCTGTGCCTGATGGATATGCTAGATGGTATCCTATAGATAAGCCAGGTGACCCAAATCCTATACAAGAATATGTTGAAGGCACACCAGATGGTGATGTTGATAATGGATTTTATCAAATTTGGACTTTACAAAACAAAACATTTTCAACAAGTGATGAAGAAACAACTGCCAATAATTTACACACAACAAATCAATGGAGTGTTATTAGAGGTCTGAGAAAACAACTTATAGAAACGACAGATTGGGAAATTGTAAAACATCAAGAATTGGGAACAACTGTACCTACAGATGTAACAACATATAGGCAAGCGCTTAGAGATATTACTGACCAATCAGACCCATTTGATATTACATGGCCAACAAAGCCTGCCGGATATGCTTAAAAAATAGTTTATAAATAATTATATAATATTTAATAATGAAAGGATTGAGATGAAAAAGATAGATTTATTTTCAACACCTCTAGTACAATTCAAACTAAAAGACACACCTAAATTAAACTCTGGTTTACTTGATTATATAAAAGACATGAAACCAGACACCGTTAATGGTGTAAAACAACCATATAGTATGGTTGGAGGTAAACACACAGACTTTTCACTATTTTATGAATATGAAGTAGGCAAAAGAAAAGATAAATTTGTTCAAGAATTTTACGACAAAATAGTTGAAATAATTTTTAATTATGGTGAAAAGTATATTGATAAACATTTTAGAAATACTACTGCTCCTACCACAAAAATTACTCCTTGGGTTATGATATATGGACCAAATGATTATTCTAAAGTACACAACCATCCTGGTGTTGATTTAGCAATTGTATATTATGCTAAAGTTCCTGAAACTTTAGGTAAAAATGGTAACATAGAATTTTACGACCCTCGTCCTTGCGCTTCTTGGGATTACAACTCATTAAATAAAAATGTACAATCATTTAAACCAGAAACAGGTATAGGTTATATTTTTCCTGCTTGGATGCAACATGGAACAACTCCACACAGAGTAGAAAATGATGAAAGAGTTTGCATTGCTATTAATGTAAAATTTCATAGATAGATATAGTGAGATTATTATAAAATGTATTACCCTTTATATTATACACCAAATTTTTTTGATAATGCAGATGAGATAAGACAATGGGCTATGGGTTTACAATACCATAAACCTGAAGGTGGCCGTTATCCTGGTGCTAGAACAAAACAATTACATACAGTAGATAAAAATTTTTATGATTTCACACATCTAAAAATTTTAAGTTTGATATATGGAAAAGAAGTTGATAGAGTGCGCTGGGAATCCAATAGTTTTTTTCAATTAATAAAATATGAAGACATTAAAGAAGACAATTTTGGTTGGATTCATACAGATAATGATAGTATGTTAACATCAATTATATATTTAACACCTGGTATTACTAATTCAGGCACAAGTTTATATAAATCTAAAAAATTAGGTTATCAAACAAAAACTCCAAAATCAAAATTTGATTATTATAAATCAGGTAAAACCACTAAAGAGTATAAAAATGAACAGTTAGAATTCAGTAAAAATTATCAAAAGATTGTTAGTGTTAATAGTGATTATAATAGTATGACGGCATTTGATGGTGGATACAATCATGGCGCAGAGTGGGATTTAAAACCAGGAGAAGAAAGATTAACATTTATAACTTTTTTTACTAATATAAATGCTCCATGGTATTCTATACCAGAAATGCGAAGAAGAACCGTGCCAGATGATATGAGTATTGAATGACAAATAATACTAAAATAGACTTTAAATTTTTTAATTGGGGTCCTTTATTGATTAAGTTTAAAGTATCTGATAATATATGTGATGAATTAATGCGTAGAGCTGAAAAACTTACAATAGAAAAAGATGACGCTAAAATCAATATAGTGGCTAGTATTGAAAAGTCTTTAACTTTTAGAGATGAAGATAAAAATTATTTTGTTACTAATACGGCAAAAATTTTTAATACATATTTAGACCATAGAAATAGTCAATGGGTAACAAATCCAGGTATTTCTAATACAAAACCTATCAAACAACTTTTTATGAACACTCTTTGGATTAATTACATGAAAAAAAATGATTTTAGTCCTCCACATGAACACTATGGTGATTTATCATTTGTACTTTTTTGTGATGTACCAGATGGGTTAAGAACAGAATATAAAAATAATATAACAACTTCGGATGGACCTGGAACATTAAATTTTATGTATGGAGATGGTTTGCCTTATTATATTAATTCAAATTCTTTTTTTCCTGAAAAAGGTGATTTTTTTATTTTTCCTGCCAGATTAAAACATTATGTACATCCTTTTAGGACTGATATAACTAGAATATCCATAGCAGGCAATATGGAGTTTCAATACTAATGACTTTAAAACCACACTTAATTAACGAAAAAAATAATTTTATATCTGGTTGGTATATTAATGAAAACCTTTGTGACAGACTAATAAAATATTTTGAGAATCACGCAGATAAAAAACCTGGTAAATTAGGTTCTGATAAAGGTAGAGTAAATCCTAAAGAAAAAGATAGTGTAGATTTATGTCTTAGCAGTTTTCTTTTAGAAGACCCATTAGAAGATTATTTAAAATCTTTATCAGTAGTTATGGAACATTATAAACATCAATATCCTGAGAGTAGTAATAAACTAGAAAGTTGGGGTATATTTGACTGGTATAATATACAAAGATATATGCCAAATCAAGGTTACCATAAGTGGCATTGTGAAAATGCTGGAGATAGTTTTTCTATAAAAAGACATTTGACCTTTATGACTTATTTAAATGATGTTACAGATGGAGGTGAAACTGCTTGGAAATTTCAAAATGAAAAAGTTAGACCAGAAAAAGGTTTAACGGTGATATGGCCAGCAACATGGATGTTTACTCATAAGGGAGTTCCATCTCAAACTCAAACAAAATATATAACTACAGGATGGTATAATTTTAAATGATTGCAAATGCTTATTACTATTTTAAAAATGCTATTGCACCAGATGTGTGTAATAAAATAATTCAATTAGGTCATGAATCGAAAGTAAAAAAATCTTTAACCTCATCCGAAGCAAACCATGATGTAACGGCCAAATCAAGAAATAGTCTTGATGGTGGACTTGAACAAACTTGGATATACGATTTATTATATCCTTATTTACATGAAGCAAATAGTAAAGCTGTATGGAATTTTGAAGTTGACTGGTCAGAAACTTTACAGTTTACAATTTATAAACCGGGTGGATATTATCATTGGCACAGAGATGCCGGACTTGACGCCACATACGCTTATGAGAATAGAGGTGAAAATTTTGATGGTAAGATAAGAAAGATTAGTATGACACTTCTTTTAAATGACCCAAAGGAATTTGAAGGCGGAGATTTAGAGTTTGATTATGGTAGAAATGATTTTGGAAAAAATGAAGACACAATTAAAATATGTAAAGAAGCTAGAGGCCAAGGCACTTTGATTTTCTTTCCTTCTTTTATTAATCATAGAGTTACACCTGTAACAAAAGGTACTAGGTATTCTTTAGTTATGTGGACTTTGGGAAAACCATTTAGATAGGAGAATTTGATAATGGATTTTAAAGAAACAACCGATTTTTTTGTTAAAAACAATTATTTAATTGTAAAAAACTTTATTAGTAGTGAACAAGCAAAATTTATATATGACTATACTTTATTAAAAAGTAAATGCATTAATCACATGATTAATACGGATTATGTACCTGATGGTTCTTTTTGTGGAACTTTTAAAGACGCACAGGTGCCAGGAGTTTATTCGTGTTATAGTGATATTCTTATGGAAACATTATTAGAAACATCTACTCCTCATATTTCAAAAATTATAGGTATGAATTTAACTCCAACTTATTCATATTATCGTACATATTTAAAAGGTAGTGAGTTAAAAAGACATAAAGATAGACCTAGCTGTGAAATTTCAACAACTTTATGTTTAGGATATGATAATTCAGACGCACCTACAGGATATAATTGGGGAATGTTTGTAGAAAAATCTGGAGAAAAAGGTAAGAAAGGTAAAGAAATTTATATGGAACCTGGCGATATGATTATTTACAGAGGTTGTGAGATTGAACATTGGAGAGAACCATTTAAAGGTACTAATTTGTCGCAAGTTTTTTTACATTATAATGACGCTGATGGTATCTACAAAAATAATAACAAATATGATGGAAGACCAATGTTAGGATTGCCACCAGAATATAAAGAAAAAAATAATGGATAATATTGAAGTTATTGACAATTTTTTAAAAGAAAATATTTTTAGTGATATCTATAATAAGATACATGATGATAGTTTTCCTTGGTTTAAAAACAAAAACAAATATACAGTTGATGAAGAAGATTTAAACAATAAAGATAATTTTAAAGATATGTTGGAATATATGCAATTTGTACATATATTCTTTACTTTTAATGCGTTAGAAAATGTTTATGTGAGGTCAAACCATTTTCATATCATTAAGGGTATATGTACTCAATTAGCAAAAAAATATCCTGGAAAAGAAGTTTTAGTAGAAAGAGCAAAAGTAAATTTACAACCTCAAAATTTAAAATTTAAAGAGTATAATCATAACTCACCTCATATTGATTTAAAAAATGAGAAACACAAAGTATTATTATTGTATGTAAACGATAGTGATGGTGATACATTCTTTTTTAATAATGAAAATAAAATTATAAAAAGAGTTAGTCCTGTTAAAAATAGAGCAATCATATTTGATGGAGATATACTTCATGCAGGTTCACACCCTAAAAATAATGATTATAGAATTGTAATAAATATGGATTTAAAACTATGCTTGATATAAAAGAATTAACAATGGAACACCACAAGAATGCTGAGAGGCAAGAGTTTGTGAAGATACTCATGTCTGGTGAAATAGACCATAAACTATATGCAACATACTTGTACAATCAATTACAATGTTATGCTGTATTAGAAAAGTAT